TTTTTTAAAATCTCGATTGTTTGGTTTAATGTCAGCATATACTTGAGGCTTTAAAACCTTTAATTTTTCTATAATTTTCTTTTCGTTTGCTTTGCTCATATTTTAGTATGTCCATCCAAAGTCAGTTAATTGGTCATTATCACTTGGGTTAACTTTACGAATGATGTAGTCATCATTTATAAATATTCCCGTTGATAAGTTAGTTAATGAACGATTCATTCCCTCACTGTTATAAGTATTATAAAGTGGGAATGTTGACGAATATTTGATTAAATATTTAGTTAATAATTCACTATAACGCTCACCTATACTTCGCCACTCATCCTTAACTACTTTCATCTCGCTTTCACTTATTGGCTGTGAGTTTTCAGATGACTTAACCATAACACCTTTGTTTGTGTATCTGTACTTTAAAATAGTAGTCGCCTCCATTAAAATATACCAATGAAGCATCTTTTGGATGTATTTTTTAATCAAGTTAGTTTCATCAACTGATAGTGTGTTATCAGTTATTTTATCTTGTAAATCCTCGAATAAAGGAGTGCCTAAAACTTGTTGCAAATACAAATCTTGAATCATGATAATTGATGGTTGCAATAACTCCCAGTCAGTGTTATCATTGATTAAAGATTTATCCTTTAAATATTGTTGTGAGATAAAAAGTGCATCCATTTTATTTAGTTTCTTTTATTGTTATAGCTTTCCAAATATGACGACAGTAAGGTGTAGTTTCTCCAGTGTTTGCGTTTGTCCACCACCCACCGCGATAATCAAATACATTCATTCCAAATTCGTTTTCCATCTTTTCCAATTGCTCATAAGTCCAGTGTCTATCTTTACTCATAGCCATTAAATCTCTGCAATATTTTCGTGAATTACCCTTTAATGGTGGTGTCGGTTGTCTCACTGCATATTTGTAAACAGTTTTGATAGTAGTCGTTTTAATCGGCTCGCTTTTTTTTTCAATGCCTTTATCAGTTACTTCATAGGCCCTAGCGTTTTTCTCAACTAGTCCTTTATCTTTTAATCTGAAAACTGATTGTTTAATTTTCTCAATCGACACATTTAGCAACTTTGAAAGTTCTTCCTGAGTTAATGTAGGATTGCCTTTAATTGCGTTTAAAACAGCTTTGTCTAAATCAGTGACACTTATATTCAACGCGTCTTCAAAGTACATTCTATGCGCCTTTAATTCGTATTTCAAAGCATCCTTTAAATTATGTATATGGGCTTCTTCTTCAAATAATACTTCGTGGCCTTCGTTGTCAGGCTCTGCAAGCTCTAAGAATTTAGCTAAAATAACATCCTCATTTTGCTTAGACATTTTAACAATGCTTTCATCAATGGCATCGTTTTCGTTTAAGAAAGTTAACGCGTCTTCGTTTGACAAACCAAATCCATTTACCATTAATGCAATGGCTGATTGTTTGTTGATAGTGCCTTTGTCATATTTGTTAACGATTCGCATTAAGCCTTGGAATTGACGACCTGTTAAGTTAGTCAATGTGCTATTTACTTGAGCTTGTATTTGTTCCGTTGGTTGTTGTTCACTTAACGGCTCAAACCCTTTGATAGCGCGTCTTTCATCTTGAGTTAAATCTTGGTCAGTTGAGAAATCATATCCTATTGGCTCTAATTGGTCAAAGTCAAACTCAATATAAACACCACTCATTAAGTAGCAAATGTCTGCTATGTATTGAAGCAATGGCTCTTGTCTAGGCTTACTATATGTGTTTAAGAATAACTCATAAGACTCCTTAACGCTCACACGATTACCCAATGCGCTACCCTCTGTCTTAACTCCAAATATTTCAGGGTTAGTGACATTGTGAGATACTAAAATCTTTTGTTGTAAACGTTTAGAGGTAAATTCAAATTTTTTATCTAATTCATCAATACTAATAGGCTGAATACTTGCGGCCTGACCATTCTTATCAGCGAAGTTTAAAACCACACTACCAGCATTCTCAACTCCCGTATAAGTTTGTTCAAACCTATCTTTGATGGCACGTTTAACTTCGGGTGGCTGTTCTCCATTGAAGAAAGTAACCATCATTGATGAACTAAAACCACGTCTAATAAATGATTCATTAAATGTAGTGATATCAATGTCCGATTTAATTTCGCTCAAACATCCATTGTAAGGCACTTTTGTATAAACAGCGTCTATTCTATTCTTTGCAGGTTGATAGTATCTGAATGAAGTAAAGAACGTGCCTACTTGGCCCTTTTTATAAATACTAAATACTTTGAAATCGGGATTTCTAACTGTCCAGTCCTCACAGAAATATAATTTAGTTTTACACTCACTTAATCGGCAGTTAGCGTATTGCAAATGAAAATATTCAACTGGTTTTCCGTTAATGTCGGTAATTACTTGTAAATAAAATGAATTGAATAATTCACAGTCTAATGCAAGTTTTTGCCCTATCTTATTCCAAGATTCAAAACGATTAGCCTTGCTTAAGAATAAATCGGCCTGTTCATCCTGTTCTTTGTTAACAGCCTTCAAACCACGTCCCCACAAATAGCGAGCCTTAGCATTTACTATTGCACCATGTTCTGCATGTTCTTCAAAGTATCTAACAAGTTCTTGCGGGAAGTCATTTTTCTTACCATACTTTATATAGTCATGTTGCCAGTCTTTTTTTAACTCTGGTCTCTTTTCTTCGCCAAATTGAACGAAAGCTAAATTATTATTTAGCACTTCAATCGATGTATTATTTTTAGCCATTAAACTCTTTATATGTGGTTTGTTCGCTTGTAAATTCTGATAAATTAGTTGTTGTACCTTTGACCTCAACCTTTCCGTTTTCAACTAAAGCACCGCTGTTAGCTACGATTAAATTAGTTGTTGATGTTTGCTGATAGATGTTATATTTCCAATCACCAATGGTTAATGATACAGTTCCCGTTAATAGGTTTTCAGTTGTGTTTTCTGTTATTACAAATTCATTACAACGTTCTTTATTTGTTGAAATATCAGCACAAAGAAACGTTTTAGTTTGCTTTGTACTATCATTTATAAACTCAAACAAATACTTTACATTCGTTAACGTAGTTCTTTCGCTTAACGTTAAGATGCAAGTGTTTGCAGTATTTTTGTTAATCAGTATCATTAAAACTAAAGTATTAATTTACAAATATAATGATAAAAAAAAGACAGTCACGTTAATGACTGTCTCAACAAACCACATGAAAGCGAGTTGTTTATGCGATAGTAAGACCGCTAATTACTGCAGATGCAACTGATGCAACTCTAGTATATGCGCGTCCTTTAAATTGTAATTTGTCACCCATGAAATCACCTAATGCAACTCCTGATTCTAAACCGTCAGACACTAAATCCATACCGTAATTTTCACCTAAGAACCAAAAAGTCCCGTCAGTCATTTCAGCTATTAAAATAACTGTATTTCTGATTAATAAATCTAATTCAGTTTGAGTCGCTTGGTCTAAACCTAATAACTCTAAGTTAGCTTCTAAGTCATAAGCTACAGTACCAGTCTTAACGTCTGAAGCACCTGTTTGTTTAAATGAAGCAACCTCTGATTTTTGTTTGTATCTGAAAAAGTCAGCACCTACAACAGTTGTAAGAGTTGTAATAACTCCAGCTGTTTTAGTTATTGAAGTAACGTTTGCAAATTCTGTAATTAAAAAAGACTTAACACCAGCACTGGTTTTACAAACCTTTGGTGTATGTCCTTGCGTTAATGCACATGCCATATATAAATATTTTTAAATGTTTGTAAAAAAGGGAGGGCGTTCAACTCCTCCCTGTGTTAATATTAAGAACCGCAATATAAAACGTTAAACGCTTGGTTAGCAACGTAAGCCGCAATTGTACCAACGTGTTTAACAAATAATAAATCTTGATTCAATGCTACTTTGTTAACTTCAAATTTGTTAACGTCAGAAGTTAAATCAGTAACCCAAAATAAATGCTCTTTTGGAGCCGCAATGATAACATTCTCAGGAACTGGTACAAATTTAATTTCAACTCCATTGTAGAAATATTTTTCACCTTGAACACTGAATAAATCTCTATAAGTAGCCGCAGTGTTATAGATGTTAATCAACTGCATGTGAGACTTAGGAGCGTAAATATAAGCTGGCATTCCGCTAGCTAATACAGTAGCTGGTATTGCAGCATACACACGCGCGTATTCTTGGGCGATGTTAGATGAAGTGATAGCGATACCGTCAACCTTAACACGTTTACCAACACCTGCAGTTGAAGTAGCATTCCAATTGTTATACATCATTGAAGCAACTACTCCATTGAATTGACCAGCAGTTAAAGCAGCAGCAACTGTTTTTTCATCAGCACCAATTTCAGTGTTTAAAGGACCAGCAGTTAATGCAGCAATTGCAGTTTTTTGAGCTGAAGTGATACCACTCCAAAATTGGAATTCAGCATCGTATGCGATTTTTTTAGAATACATACCACCAATTACAACTTGTTCGAACTCATTTGATAAAGTTTCCCAAGCTCCTGGTTTCATATCACGTTTAAATCTTGAAGGACGTAAAGTGTTAGGGTCAAATGTTTGGTAATATAAATATTTAGTAGGTGTGATAGAAATATCAAATAAATCTAAAGATCCCGCAGTAGTAGGTGCACCACTTGTGTAAGCTTGCATTGAAGCAGTGGTTGAACCTTCAGTAAAGAT